TTCGCCAGTAGGGTCCACAGTGTGCAGAAAAGACATCATTAACAAGATGACATTCAGCATTCCATTAATAAACAACGTTAACAGCATTCCGCTAAACATTGTTCCTAGGAGTTGCCAAAAGTCTTTCCCATCAACCATGATAGGACATGTCATATCGCTGATGAGACCTCTCCAAATGTGTTCCCACTCTGCTGGCAACGGTTTGTTTTGCTTCTTAAAAGCAATTTCGATCAGCCTTTTACACACAATGAAGCATGCAATCAGAAAATCGATTGGTTCAGTTTTATCAAAGTTGGCATAATCTCCATTAAAGCACCAAGGATGCTCTTCAAGATATCTTGCCACTTTATCCCAGTCTTCACTGTACGGATTAATTCCGCACATCGTCTGGAATTTGACAAAGTTAGCACACGCCACAGCGATAAGTGCACCGAACAGTTGTTTGTGTTTAATGTAATCAATGAATCCTACATTATTAAAAACACGTTCTTTGCATTGTTCGATTTTAGATTGTTTCGTTGGCTCATCCTTGTCACATGCAACACCAAACATTCCACAGAAGCGCCCTTGTTGGGTTCTTATCCATGAAGCCTCTACCATTGCGGCAGTCTCTGGAATCAAATCGACCCCATCAGGAGCTTCTTCTGTAGGTCTGGAGACAAAGTGTTCGTACTTCTTACGGGCGTGTGGGAGAAGCCCGTCCGAAGTGCTGCGCGGAGCAGATTGCGCAGTACCACGATCTCTGTGACCAGAGAGTGCATGATAGACTGTAAAGAATTCAATGAATTCTAAGTCTGGGATGCTGAGTTTGTCAACAAGGAAATCAATGACCACCTGCAAATGCAGTTGATTGATCTCTCCATTGACGGAATTACAGGCGATAGCATTCACCAAACGATTGTTCGTCTTACGACCATCAATCTCTCGAAAGCCAAACGTAGGTTTGACTCTTGTGTGATGTAACTCTTTCAAATCCTCGCTCAACTGAATGTTATCATGGCAAGGAAGAGGAGCAACCTTCGATGATGGTTTGAAAGAACGCAACTCTTCTGATCGGAAAAGATAGCGCGAGGTGCCATTTTCTTCTGCTGTTAAGTAATGTGATGTGCACCGCGAACTGGAAGTTGGAAAAATCAGATCCTTACTCATTTTGCCCATTGAAGGCAAATTTTCAAAACGTTCGTCAAGGTCAAGACCTGCCCTTGCTACAAATGTAGTGGATCTGACTATGTCATCTTGTGCTTTGACGATGTCCGTAAAGCTGATCGGAGCAAAAACGTGAGTTTTAGTGGCATAATTGTCACCGACATAAGTACCGATACAATTTATGCGAGTGGAATCGTAGGCCACAATAAGTGACCCACAACGACCATCAAAACCAGCTTTTCCTCCAACAAAAGTGCCATGAGTACCACACATGGTGTACCCATCAATTCCAAGTTGATCTTCTACATCATACGACAAATTGCTAAAAGAATGGAAAACATGGTGTTCAGCATTGACAGTAAAAGGACTGTCTAAATTTCTAAAAATGTTCACCATTCGCCCCTTAGAATATGAACCAGCAAGATTCACATGAGA